GAGGCGGTGGTGCTGGCGAGGATGGTGATGATGGAGTTCATTTAATTGGTGGCGATGGCGGTGATGGTGTCCAATCCTCTATTAGTGGTACTCCAACGTGGTACGGTGGAGGTGGCGGTGGAGGAATTAAGGCTGGTGGCGGTGCAGTTCCCGGTGATGGCGGACTAGGTGGTGGGGGTCGTGGAGCTGGCGGCGGTATTCCTACTGCGGGAGTTGCTAATACTGGAGGTGGTGGTGGTGGAGGTAAGGGCTCTACTAACTTCGGAGGCCGTGAGGGTGGAAGTGGTATTATCATAATTCGCTATATTCGCTCCTACCCACAAACTGATACGATCATTGCTGGTATTCGTCATACGGCTACTGGGATTCGCCGGGTCACTTCTACAGAAGCAGGAACTGTTTGGGTCCCAGAAGGGTACAAAGTAGATCCTTATCAGCGCCAAACGATTACCGATACGGTTTCTGATGAACTTTGGGAATCAGGTGCTAGAGTAACTACTGAAGGTAAACTCGTAATAACAGAAGAAGTATAGGAGAATGACATGCAACCCCAAGAAATAGATTTTAACAGTCGTGAGATTGATTATAACGAGGGTATGGCCGATAACAATCGGTACAAGGATGACGACAAGCTGTTTGTGAAGTTCTCGTATTACCCCATCCAAAATGAGGAAAAGAGCCGTGAAGAGGGTAGGCCCATCTATGAGGACAAAGAGCTTATCACCATCATGATTCCAGGGGATAAGGACAATATCATCCAAAGGGAGGCTCGCCCGCAGGATAAGATGAGATTCCGTAGGCAGTACGAGGCTTTCAAAGCGCGGGCTGCTGATGTACTCGTCGGTACCCCTCTTGAGAAGTGGGCTTACCTGACTCAAGGGCAGGTGGAGGAGCTCAAGTACTTCAACATCTTCACGGTAGAGCAGCTTGTTGGGATGCCTGATGTCCACGCACAGCAGTTCATGGCAATCAACAAGATTCGCACGGCGGCGAAAGCCTATCTTGAGGCTACAAAGTCAGAGGCTCCGATTGCGCAGCTCCAGGCGAAGTTGGATGAGAAAGATTCACAGATTGCAAGTCTGGAGGAGGCCCTGAAAGAGCAGGCAGCCCGTATCCAGGCACTAGAGGATGACGATGACTGACAGGTATATCTCGGCATCAGAAACGGTTAACCGAGTCTCCTTGGAGGTGATCTCACAGCGGTCACCTGACGTTTTTGCGGATACGAACCCCACTTACGTCCAGCTCCGCACTCTCCTGACTACTTGTGGTCAGGAGCTTGTGGAGGCTTATGAGTGGGAGTATCTACGCCGAGAACACCAAATTACGACAACTGCTCTGGATAGCGGGGAGTATGAGCTTCCAGAGGACTTTGCGTATATGATTGACCAAACGGGTTGGGAGCGCATGAACCGCAACCCGATGGGTGGCCCATTGAGTCCTCAGCAATGGGCCTATCTGGAGGGGCGTAACCTCGTCGATTCGACGATCTATGTCTCCTTTCGTATCATGCAGAATAAGTTCAATGTATTCCCCAATGACCCTGTAATAGAGGGTCTAGATATACATTTTGAGTATATATCGCGGAATTGGGTCCAGGACGGGTCCGGTTTCAATGATAAAGTACAGGCCAACGGTGACATCATCTTATTTAATCCAGTAATGATGGCGCAGTACCTTCGGTTTCGTTTCCTAAGCTCTAAGGGTTTTGACTCTACGGAGGCAAGACAGTCTTTTGTAGACACCTATAACCGAGTGACAGGGCGTGAGAAGAGTGCTCCCATCCTTAATGCTGGATATGGCTCTGCTCGCGTACCCTTCTTGAGTTATAGGAATGTCCCTGACTCAGGATATGGGTTCTAGTGCTCGCACCAGCAAGGCAGACGATACAGCCTTTCACCCTTCCCGCTCCCATTAAGGGGATTAATTCTATTATGTCGTTGGCTCTTATGGAGCCGACGGACGCCCTGTATTCCTACAATATTGACGCTTCCGCGTACGGAATGAGGGTCCGCCCCGGTTATGTTGAGCATGCGAACTCCATAGCCGGTGATGCCGTAAAGACTCTTATCCCCTATCTTGGTACAGCCGAGGATGGGTCTAAGGATAAGCTCTTTGCCTGTACGTCTGTAGGTATCTACGATGTCACTTCCTCTGTCACTAACCCTACGGCTGTCCACACATGGGCCAATTCGGGCTCTAACGCGGGTTGGTGCTCCTACGTCGTTTTCACAAATGACGCCGGGGCTCGGGTACTTCTTGTAGCTGATCTCCATAATGGCCTCGTAGCTTACACGGAATCAGCTGCGACTTGGGGAGTTCCCACTATATCGGGAGGCCCCTCTGCGGCTGACTTAGTGCATGTGATGCTCTACAAGCATCGTGTGTGGTACACAGAGAAAGACTCTAATTCGGCATGGTATACTGCGACTGGGACATTTTCTGGTGCTCTTACAGAATTTAACTTCGGTAATAAGTTCATCTCTGGTGGCTATCTTAAAGGTGTGTGGAACTGGTCTCTTGACTCTGGTGATGGTCCCGATGATTTTCTGGTTGCTGTTTCTTCATCTGGTGATGTTCTGGTTTACAGAGGAACTGACCCCGCTAGTGCGTCGGAGTTTTCAACACTTGGTACATGGTTCATAGGAAAGGTGCCCAATGGAAGACGATGCGCAATCTCAGTTGGAGGAGACCTCTACCTCCTCTCCAGTTACGGAATCATCTCCGCCAAAGATCTCCTTTCTGGCAAGAATCCTTTCACGTTTGAAGGCTCTGTTTCGTATAAAATCTCGCCCCTCCTCAACAACTCCATCAGATCCACCATAAATCAGCATGGATGGGCGATATGGGTAGTTCCGGACTTAGCGAAATTGGTTGTCACCACGCCGAAAATAGGAAATCAGCCCTATATTCAGTTTGTGTACGATGTCAACACTCAGGCATGGTCTATCTGGCGCGGTATGCCGATGATCAGCGTGGGTACGTTTCGGAATAACGTCTACACAGGAGCAGGTCCGCAGGTCCATTGGATTACAGGAAACCTGGATAACGTCACGTTGGCGGCTCCCAATCCTCAGCCAGTGTTTTGGTCATTTCTGACCGGCTACGGGGATATGGGAAGCCCTCAAATGTCGAAGCTCGTGGCGTTTATTCGCCCACGCTTCGTTGCCGAAGGTGAGCCGTCATATAGAGTACTAGCTTTCTACGACTACGACCTCTCTGAGCTTACGCAGTCGTCTAGCTTTGTTGAGTCCCCCAATGTCTGGGATATAGGCCTCTGGGATACTGCTATCTGGGGTGGCGGTCAGGGGCAGTTTCAGCTTCTCAACGGTGGAGCTGGTATTGGTCGTAATGTGGCTATTGCGATGTCAGGGTCCTCAACCCTAAAGACGACACTAGCCGACATCGGCGTCATGTGGCAGCCAGCGGTCACAGCACAGGGGATACTATGAGGTATAACTTCAAAAAACTAGATGCGATGCACGAGTGGCAATGGCTCGTAGAACGGGCCAAACCATGCCTCTCCGAGGACATGAGGGGGATAGTCGCCTACCACGGTGATAAAATCGTGGCTGCCGTTGCGATCGACAACTGGTCATATAATTCTGGAACTATCCATATCGCCGTGGATGATCCCTTTGTCTTCCGTTGGGGGTTTCAGAATGAAGTCTTCGACTATATTTTCGAGACTTGTGGGAAGGGTGTTGTAATCGGCATCACGCCGGGGGATAATGCAAAGGCTCTAAAGTTCAACACCCATATGGGGTTCAAAGAGATTTACCGTATCCGTGACGGATATGCCGTCGGGGTTGATTACGTGGTAACCGAGCTACGTAAAGAGGACTGGTATGGGAAAGAAGAGCACTCCTCCGCCGCCTGACTATAAGGGCGCGGCAGAAGCAACGGCAGCATCCGACAAAGAAATGTTGGATATGCAGACTCGGGCCAATAGGCCCGATCAGTATACGCCGTGGGGATCCTCAACGTGGCAGGAGGATCCAAAGACAGGTCAGTGGACTCAGCGTATAAAGCTCAGTGACGCTGAGCAGTCTGCCCTGGACTCCCAGATGGGTCTACAGCAGCAGCGTTCAGACTACGCTGCGGGAATGTTCGGTCGTGTAGGTAAAGAGCTTGGTCCAGCAATGAACTGGAATAAGTTCAACCCCTACCAGACTGGAGCCGGTACGGGGGATGCTGCGAGGCAGGAGGCCATAGATGCCTCGTATGGGCAGGCGACGAGTCGCCTAGACCCCCGCTTCGCCAAGGCGAAGGCGGATACTGCGACGCAGTTGAGGAACCAAGGGCTGAAGCCTGGAGATGAGGCTTACGACCGGGCTATGGGCGAGCTTGGTGAACAGGAGACTGATGCTTACAATCAGGCGATGTTCTCCTCCATTCGTGAAGGCGGGCTTGAAGGCTCTCGTGTCCATGGTATGAATCTGGCCAATGCTGGATTCGGCAATACGGTGAGGCAGTCCCAGATAGCTGAGGAGATGCAGCGTAGAGGATTCTCCCTCAATGAGATCAATGCCCTGATCTCCGGGCAGCAGGTCGGTATGCCCTCTATGCCTGGATTCAGTCAGGCTGGTAGAAGTCAGGGTGTGGACTACACCGGAGCGGCTCAGGCAGGGTATGATGCCTCTATGGACAAGTACAACGCTGGTCAGGCTGGCTGGAACTCATTGATGAGCGGCCTCGGTACTGGCGCAATGGCGTTCAGCGACATACGGTTGAAACGAGGCATTGAGTATGTGGGACGGATTCTTGGAAGGAGTATCTACAGATGGGTCTATCTGTGGGGAGAGCCGGGGATTGGAGTTATGGCCCATGAGAATCCCGATATGGTGGTTGGACGAGTCAACGGCTATGCCGTCGTTGATTACAGGAGATTCTGATGCCATTCAATAGTGGACTTCCTGAACTTAGCATCCCTGAGTTCCTTCGTGCTCCTTTCCGTGGTAGTGGGAAGAGGTACCCGGCTCCGTCTAATGTTATTCTGGCACAGATGCTCAAGGAGAAATTGGACCGGGCTACTTTGCCGACGCCAAGCGCCGCGCCGCAGACACCCCCGATTGCTCCCCCTCAGGTAGCAACGCCTACGACTGCGCCAACGGCTCCGCTTCAGGAGATGCAGGTCAATGCTCTGCGTCGTGGAGGCCCCACGCCTGAGCCTGGGCCGGCTCCCCCGACTGTCTACGCTGGTGGGGCACAGCCACCGAATCCGGGTCCTCCCGCCGCTCCTCCGGCACCCGTAGGTCCGCCTGAGGCTAGTCCTGGGGGAGGATCCGGCTCTATCTGGGATAACCCCGAGGCACTTGAGCAGATCCTCGCTATGGAGGGGGTGAACAGGAAACTCTCCTATGCTGAGGCCCTCCGGGGTCTGGCTACGCCAGAAGGTCGGTACACGGGCGGAGGTCGTATGTATACAGCGGCCTCACCTATTGAGCATCTGGCTACGGGCCTTGCTCGTTGGAAGGGGCGTAAGGACGTTGACAAGTACAGCGGTGAACTCTCAGAATCTCGTAAGAAGCTTTTGGAGTTCTTGAGGAAGTAACATGGATCCGATGGATGTCCTACTAGGCCAGAACCGAGACGCTACGGCAGTCAGCGGCCTTGCTGATGCCCTCCGTAAGCGCAAAGAGGTGGCCTCCCTTGCCCTGTTGTCAGGTGACCCTACCTCCCAGAAGTTTGGGGGTGGACTCTATAGCGATGTAGAGTCACAGATGAATGCCCGTATCAAGCAGGACGAGAACCAAAAGCAGCGTGATCTGACTCAAGGATACTATAACCAGATGGCTGAGCAACAGGGCCTCAGCCGTGCATTACAGGAGAAAGAGCTCAATGAGATGATACGCCATCATAAAGCTTTGGAGGATGCCACATTACAGAAGGCGATGGCGAAGGCATACCCAACGAGGGCTCCCTCTGTAGCAGCACAGAAGCGGGCGGGTGATGCTATTGGGAACTACAATGCTCTTAGAGGGGCCAGAGACTCTTTTAAGGATGACTACGGTAATAACTCCGGCATACCCTGGGAGGGTGAGGTCAGCAATACAATCGGTAAGCTCGGTATTGGCACCCAAGATCAGAAGGATCAAGCCCTCTGGTGGCAGAACTATAGGAATCAGTATGAGCTTGGCGCACGACATACTCTGTTCGGTGCCGCCCTTACTGATAATGAAATTGCAAAGTGGGATCAGGCCAACATCAGCCCAAGCTCAACCCCAGAGCAGATTAAGCGAGCTCTTAACAACATGGTTGATGTTCATAAGTCAGTGCTACAACGTATCCATGATGAGGATACGGCGAACTACAATCCCGCGTGGGTGGAGGCTGCCTATCGCGGCCTAGACCTCAGTGGAGCTC